CCTCCGTAGCCAATCGGGCATGCCATAATGCGATTCCTTTGTACTTTTCTGTGAACTGTTTATAATACGTTGCTTCAGCAGTTGTCCTCCCAAACCCCGTAGCTCCGTAGAGTGGGGCGAACGTGTGGGCTTTTGCTTCCTGCCTACTAATTTTTTGACCACCTTCAGTAATAACTTTGGCAGTGTAACTGTGAACATCGAAACCATTTTCTATCTCCTTTATTGCTATTTTATCTTGTGATAAGTAGGCTGCAGTTCTAAACTCTAATTGAGCAAAGTCTGCTTCAAGTATCTTACCACCTTCCCATCGTGATACAAACACACGTTTAACAGGAAACGTACCACCTCTTGGCATGTTTTGCATGTTAGGGTCTGCTCCACTAAATCTGCCTGTTGCTGTTCTATGTTGTAGTAATCTAACATGCAACTTGTCATCAGGTTTTGTGTACATTCGTATTCCGTCTACGAAAGATGACAAGTATGTATCAAGTGCAGATAGTCTCTGTAAGTCGGTTAAGAATACTACAGCATCCTCCATATTATTTTTTCTTGCGACACTACGCAACGTATCTAAATAAGTTTTGTTAATTGTAAATCCATTTGCACTTACCCATTTAGCATTTGGTGCTACAAACTTTAAACCTGCTACATCTCCTGTATCATTAAATAAGTAACCATGAGTATTACAATTAGTACATCTACTAGTTCTAGCATATAAACTACCATCTTTTCTTACTTTTCTTATGTATCCCTCTCCATTACAGACACTACATTTTACAGCTTTTGTTTTTCTTATAATCTTTGAATATGTTTTTACAGTATCTTTGTACTGTAGCTCAGGCATGTAAGGTGTAAAATTATTTGCCCACATAGATTTGTCTAATGGCTTTCTGCTATAAATTACCCACGACATTTGTTCAGGACTATTTAAATTTATAGGTGTGTCACCCATAAGATATCTTACCTGTTTGTTTAATCTATTTTCTACTTCTGTCTTTTCATTTTCAAATTGTTTCTTAACTTCATCAAGTTTATCTAAGTCAACAGAGAAACCATTCCTGTATATCTTTGCTAGTATAACACATACATCATTTGTAAGGTTTACTGTATTTAACAAAGGTTTATTTTTATCTTTTCTTAATCTGCTAGTTATAGATTGATATAAATCTCGTGTAGCAAATAAGTCTGCCTTTAAATATTCTGATAATTCATCTCTAGGTATCTCATCTACTTCCATGCCCTTTGCAAAGTATTCTTTAAGTGTGTCTTGTTTCTTTGTATCTAAGTCGTATCTTTCGGCAC